GCTAAGACGTGAGCGCACTTATGTTCGTGCGGGATTTCGGAATGATCCGTGTCGACTATATTACTCTCCGGATGAGCAAAGTCAACTGTGAAAAGATATTGGCCGGTATGCCAGGCCTTATCTTTTCCATAATATTTTCCTGATTGTCCTAGAAGGATATCGTAAGTAGTAATAGCAGGATAATAACTAAAGCAATTCCATAGCTCCAGCTCGTCCAGTCTACGCCTAGGTACATCTTCAACTTTAAATCCTCGTTGTATAAACGCATGAATCGGCAGCCGATAGAACACAGCACCATTTTCCATAATTGTATGAAAGAGTAGAGCGCGCCCTGTAATCGATGCAAGACCAAAAATAATACAGTCTTCCACCTCTCCATGGTGATCCTTAAGGTCATATAAGAATTCTCTCCTGATTTGGGCATACGTTGCCGGTATGTTCACATTTAAGTATGCCATTCAACATAAAATCCTATGTGGTTTGATTAATTAAAGTGCTGCTATAATTAATATAACAACAACGACAATAGCGCCGATGCTTATTTTTCTGTGTTCACTCCAGAAATGTTTTAATAGTTCCATATTATCTCCTATTTTATATCTCCCCAGTTTTCACCAGATTCGTAGTCTACCTTATTTGGTACCTCTAGATCAACTGCATTTTCCATTATTTCAATTATATTCTTAGCTTCTTTATCATCTTTTACAGAAATGTCCAACTCATCATGTACTTGAATATGTGGTATAATTCCTGCCTTAAATAGGTCCAACATAGCTTTTTTTGTCATATCTGCTGCTGATCCCTGTATAAGTTTGTTAAGAGCCTTATAAGTATATGCTCTTCTAATCCCCGGTCCGTGTTCCCTGAGTGCTTCTTCGTGTGGCAATGCTTTATGAATCCCGAACTGTGCCGGCTCCCATAAATGGAACCTGCAAACTCTTCCTAGAAGCGTTCTAATTTTTCCTGAGTCCTGGGCTCTACGCATCACAGCATCCATTAACATTTTAACAAATGGAACTTTACTATGATATTTTTTAAAGAGATCATCAGCTCTATCTTTAGAGACTCCTAACTCGGCTTGTAATTTATTTTTTCCCATTCCATAAAACAAACCTAGATTAATAGTCTTCGCTTGTTTACGTGGGATCTCAGCCATCTGTGATACAATGTCATGAAAATCGGCGTCGCCTTCGTGGTACGCTTCGGCTACTTCGTTTACTCCATACATCTTCGACAACATCGCATAATGAACCACGAGTCTTGGTTCTTGTTGAGAGTAATCAAAGCATCCCCATTTACAACCTTCTTCCGGCAAGAATAAAGAACGAATCATTGGACCCAGTTCTTTATTCCGTGCAGGAATCTGTTGGAGGTTTGGATGAGCGTAAGAAAATCTTCCAGTGACTGTGCCACCGTTATCAGATCTTAACTGATTTATTTCTGAATAAATTCTTCCCTTAAATGAATGTTTTAGTATAGTATCTATAAAAGTGGTATGGGCCTTATTTATTTCTCGGGCCTGGGCAATCAGTTTAACCGTAGGGTTGGGGTGGTTAACTAAGAAATTCTTCGTAAATGAAGGGGCTTGAGTCTTTTCTGTACGATCATAATGTAGCTTTAATTTATCAAAGACTTGTGCTATACTTCTTGCCGCCCAAATTTGGACATCTATATTAGTTGCCTTCTTCACTCTTTGTAATAACTTATTTTCTTTTTCTACTAAATCTTTTTTATGTTTGTGAGCTAACTCTTCATCAACTCTTACACCTTTATGTCTCATCGCAACCAGGCAAGGAAATAAATCTGTTTCGAGTTTAAAGATGGCTTCTAAATCTTGGTTTTGTATCTCTTGTTTTAAATAATTCCATAGTTCTAATGTAATCTCGGCATCTTTCTCTGCGTAATTACCGACATACATGGCCGGTAGTTTATACATCTCTGCTTTAGGATCGACTCCCCACTCTTTAGCTGTTGCATAAAGAACTCCTTCGTCTTTTCCTTTACCTATATACTCTCTTGTACAGGAGTTAAGATCGTATCTTCTTCTGTTTTCATCAACCAAAGCTGTGGCAATCATAGTATCCACGATGGTTCCATTAATTTCTGGAATACCTAGTGTCATAATCCATGACATATCATACATAGCGTTGTGAAAAATTTTAAGGGCTTTAGTTCTCATCACATCCCGAAACCAGGAAAGGACTCTATCTCTGTCCATATTTCCGCCGCCTTCATGAGCAATCGGATAATAACCTGACCACCCTTCTACTGCGACAGCAATACCCGTAACATGACCATTACCTGTAACAGAACCTGACCCCATTTTAATAAGGTCGGGATCTTTTGTTTCCAAGTCGATGGAGATCTCCTTGTACTTTGACAAGTCTGGAAATTCTTCAGGTGGTACCCACTCTGTTTGGGGTTGCCACAATGGTGGTTGTAAGCTCATATTTTATAAAAAGTATAACTCAATGTTAATTCTTCTCCTGCTTTAATGTCTTTAATTGTCACTAAATTCCATTTAGTAAAATCTGTTTTATCCGTTTTAAAATAAAGTTTAACCTTCTCACAATTAGGATCGTCTGAATGATTAATGAATCCTCCTAGAGGAGTTCTAATTACAGTGTCACTAATTTGTATATGACTCATTCCCAAATTAGTTCCTTTAGAAATTTTTTCTTTAGCAAAGAGTCCGATGTCATGTATTTTTGAAAATCCTAATCTTAGTTCGTTTGGTAAAGGTTTATACATTTTTCTTCCACTTTCTATATCCTTCTATCCAGGATTCTTGTTTTTCTTTTTCTTCTCCATAATCTCTTTCAATAATCATTTCACAGTAATGGATTGCTTTTAATAAGTCTTGCTTACCATCCTTGTAGGGATGACGACAAATATATTTAATTACATTTCCTTCTGCAAATAACATTTTATTTTTGTGAACGAATTCACTTGGTTGGATTTTCATTTTCTTGTAGTGCCTCCCACCGATCTGCTTTTCCCATATGCTCATATTTTATATCCTTTATAAATGTCTTTAGGCCTTACGATATGTAAAGTCTCTTTTGTTCTTGTTGCTCCTACATAAAATAATCTTTCTTCGTCATCAGGGTTTTTATCATATCCCTTCTGCGTGTTTTCTGTAAGATCTGTTAATAAAACTACATTATCACATTCTCCTCCTTTTGCACCATGAATTGTGGATATATTTATTCTAGGATCTTGATTTAATTTTTCTCCATTGTTTCTCATAGATCTTAAATATTCTACGCGTCTTGATCCAGCACCATCCAACGCTTCATACCAAACTGCATTAGTTTTTAAACCATAATCCTTTTTGAGTTGGTCAATTCCATAGAAAGCTTCTTTAGCCATTCCTTGAATAGCTAACTTATCTAAATTGTTAGGACCCATATAACTAAAGATGTGAGATAACTTTTTATATTCTAATAATGATCCTTTACGCAAATTTTCCCAATCCGTGACTGCTTTATATAATTCTGCTTCGTAATTTTTTCCTTTTCTACTTTTATAATACAAACCATCTTTATATAAAACTTCTTCAATCGCTTTATGCTGGTAGTTCGTTCGAGTTAAAACTAACCAGTTTCCTTCTTTTAAATTAATTTGATCAAAACTATCGTACCATTTCACATCTCCTTCACGTTCAGAAGGCAACCAATTCTTGTTGATTCTATTTGAAATTCGGTTTACAATGTTGGCCGCAAATTTGTGAACTTTTGCAGGTACTCTAAATGATTGAATTAATTGATTTATTTTACCATCTAAAGCAATAAAACTATCTACATCTGCGCCAGCCCATCTGAATATTGCCTGGTCATCATCTCCCGCAACAAAAGAATCTTGAGTATTTAACCATATATTTTTAGCCATATCCCATTGAACTCTAGATAAATCTTGAGCTTCATCAATAAAAGTTGCTTGAAAGTTAGGACACTTATCACTCTTAATAAATTGAGAAATCATGTCATGAAAATCTATAAGACCATATTCTTTTTTATATATTTTTAATTCATTATCTAGGATAATTAATTTTTCTCGAGATACTTCTTTAGTATGTTCTCCTAAATCATATTGTTGTTCTACACTGATTTGTTTATGTTTTGCTTTATCTATAATGTTTAACTCTTCACTATTAGAAGAGAAGAAAGTATGACTCTCATCATTGTCCCATGAAGGAACAGAAAGTGGGAGTTTTAATTTTTCCCCTAAATCTTTATAGTGATGGGGTTGCATTACATTTTCTTTTTTAATTCCTAATTTTCTAAAAGCTAATGAGTGTAAAGTTCTGAAGTAAGGAAGATCATCTTCTGTAAGATTAAACTTCTTCATGGCTCTATCTCTTGCTTCGTACGCAGCTTTCTGTGTAAAAGCAAAATAACCAATTTTATCAGGGTCTGTTTCTTTTAAATAATCTTCGACTTTGTTTAATAAAGTTCTAGTCTTTCCTGTACCTGGTGGACCTAATACAATCGTTGTCATTAAAAAGTATCCTTTTCTTTATAAGTTGGTGATTTAAATTCTGTTTTCTTTATATCAAATTTTTTAACATACATTACTTTAATACTTTTTCCTCCAGCATCCAATACTTTAATTTTAGCATCAAACCATTCTTTCATCCACGCTGATGTCTTCTGATAATCATGAGCCCATCTTCTTCTTTGTAAATGATCATGGAAGAAATGTCTAAATTTAAAATAATGATACTGCTCATCACTCCAAACGTTTCCTCTCTCAATATCTTCTTTTCTTTTTGTCTGTCTTCTATCGCTACAATAATCTTCTAAATGTTCTAATAACTGATCCTCTGTTTTCATTCCTTCTGGTGGATCAATGATTTCTCTACCAGCGAGTAAAGCGTTCACCAAAGCTTTCCAATCCTTAGTCTTCATGGTTGGTGGTAATATACCCACGCCAGCTATACATGCTTCTTCAAATAGAGAGGGCTGTCTTAAATGTTTTGGACTATCTAATTTTAATCTTTTACCATCCACGTTTAAATAATAATAAGGATGCTCCAGTTTTATTTCTTGAAGATCGCTTAATTCCGGGAAGGTAGGAGCGTTGCCAATACCATGTTTTCGAGTTTTACATAAAGCTTTATCACAATGACTACACATCGGTTCGTCTTTACATTTATATCCCCAGTCTTTTTTCTCGTGTTGTTTTTTTATAATATCAATTTCTGTTTGATCTAGTTCTCCAGTCATATAATTCTCATGAAACCAGGACACTTTTTCTTTCCAATTCTTCCATTTCTTTTTTGCGAATACAGCAAAATGAAACAAGGCGGCATTTCTGCCTCCCTCCTTTATTTTTTCAGCCGCCAATGTTTCAATACATGGAGGCCCATCAGAAAATTCCGACTGTGGACGCTCCACTTTTATGGAAGATATATTCGTCGCATGAGTATCGACGAGACCATAAAACTGTTCTAACGTTGCAGCTTTCCCCTCTTGTGTGAAAGCATATCGTGTTGTTTTGTCTCCTTGAAAATAAGGTAAATTCAAAAAGTTTCCTGTGTCTTCTTCTGATTTTAATTCAATTTGTTTTGGAAAGACTTCTGCGTTAGCAAATCCTAGGACTGCCCTAATCTCTAACAGTTTGTCTCTCATAATCTTTGCTTCTATAAATGTTTTAGAAAATAAAAAGATGTGGGCTCCTCCACTTTTAGATCTGCAAACAATGAGTGGAAGTTTAAATAATTTAATTTTGTTTAATAATTTTAAGTGATCAAATCCTGCATAGCTATCAACGTCTATACACCCCCATATACAGGTGTTGTCATCAGTAATAGGTACTATACCTAGTGTGGGTTCAATTCCTTTTAAATGATTTTCGTAAAGTTGTGTGGTGACTGGTTCTCTTTTAATAAAAGATTTTCCTTTTAATTTCTCACCATTTGTTGGTTGCATTTTGATATAGGTACAACCATATGCTCTTTTTAAACCAGTAAATATTTTTTCAAATCTCATATATTCTTTCTACGGGGCGAGTTAAGTCTCCCGCTCTCGCCCCATTATAGTGTATTACCACTATTTCCTAATAAGGTGTTTTCTGACTCGGTTCAGAATCAGATGTATGTTTAGCCTGAATAGCTCCTTTAGAAATATTTTCTGAGAAACTTTTCGCTTGCACATACATAGCTTTATCTTGGATAGGACCAACTTTAGCTACATCCCAACCAAACCATGTTCCTTTATCGTTGGACTGTTGAACAGTCGTCAACTTATAAACATGACTATATGTTGGTGGTGTAAATAAGCCGTTCTTTCCTTGAAGCTTAATACCCATCATCATTGTATTCCATTTACGGCTCGTCTTTAATTGAGTTGCCTTCATGGTAATCAATGCTGTGCAGGGGTTTTGGCCGAGCATCAGTACGAAGTGACTCGCTGTATTCTCAAGATAATTACCATTTGGTAATCTATCTTTATTCATGTTGTCTCTCTTTGCAGAGCTTACAACATCAGAATTGGTCGAGTGTACTCCAACTGGAGCGCCCTTTGATTCTCCTCGATCCATCCATTCCACATACTCTCTTTTATAGTAGCATGGAATAACTTGGATTCCTTTTGTTCCGTCATGAAGTTCATTCGTAACGGTGTTTAGGATCATACCAGGTTCTGCCCCCTTGATATGTTTAGCATGTCTCGTATTAACTTCTGGAGACAGCTGTCCTAGAACTTTCAAAAACGGAAGTGCAAGATCTTCTTGCGACATCGTTTGAAAGCCAGCGTTCGCATCACCTTCAAATAATCCAGTGGATGGAACACCTGAGTTTTCGCGTTTCGCGATACTTTGTTCTTTGTTCATTGTTATTGTTTCCTTGTTAGTTTGGTTCGGTTTCCTACGAACACGTTAAAAGTATCCATGGGCAAATCAAGACCTTTCTCGATGCGCTCACGGACCATTGCTTTGAGAGTCATTGGCTCAACCTTCAACTTTTGTGTCGGTTCAAAGCCATGACTCTTCGCAAGGTTAGCATAATCTACCGCCTTGTTATCTTCGTTACGTCCAAAGGAAACGGTGACATCATTTTTAATGATATCTCCTAGGCCTTGTTCACGAAGCCATTTATAGGCTGCTTCTCTGTTCTTCACAGAAATGCTAGCACTATAGAAAGGTTTTACGTCAACTGATGATCCATCAGCTAACTTCAATGATGATAATCCCATTTCACTTAACATTGTTGGAATTACATCTTGAGAAATTCTATCTATTTCTTTTTGTTTTTCTTTAAGAGCTTCTTCATCTCTTCTCATTTCATCTTCTAAAGTTCTTAACTTAAGAACTTCGTCAGATAAAGATTTAATCTCTTTAGTGCGAGTTAAAACTTCTTCCTGGTCTTTTTCAAAATCAATTTGACTCATCTATTTCTCCTCTTTCATATAAGTTTATTTCAATAGGATAATATTTTCTTTCTTGTTTATCCCATTTAAGTAATTTGTACTTACCACCTGTTATATCAGAAACTATGGAACATGCAACCCCTATTATTGCAGGATCTCCTGTTAATAACAAAAAATCTTTTTTATTAAATTCTTTTAATCCTTTTCTTAATTTAAATATTAAAGGACCGGGTGAAAAGATAATTTGTGAAAGTTCAGGTAATAAAAACCTTAATGTACCGTATTCTGCGGCCCCCAATATATTAATTTTAGGACGACCTTCTCGTGTACCTGCAATTTCTTGTATTACATATACCACTGGTAATTTATTTTT